GGAAGTAAAAGAAAGTCAGTTATAGCTACAAAGCTTCCTAGCGGTAAACCTAAAGGAGAAGAAGTCAATGAAATTTACATTGATGCGCGTGACTTGCAGCAAACTTATACTGATGATTCGGGAAAAGAAGTAACTTTAACGGATGATCAATATAAAGCTCAGTTACTCCAGAGGGGAAATCAAGCTTTAACTGACCATGCTGAAGTCATTCAGATTGGAGGAGAAGCAAACTATAATAACCTTAATTTTCAATATGGTAAAGATTATATGGTTGGAGATATTGTAAGGCAAACTAATCCAAGGTTTGGAGTTTCAAAAGTTTCAACTTTAACAGAAATGCAAGAAACTTGGGATGAATCGGGTTATCATTTAGATCCGACATTTGATAAAGACAAAGTGACACTCACAAAATTAATTAATAGAAAGTAGGAATAAACATGGCACTTTTTGTATTTCCATTAAAAAGTATTAATGGAAGCAACATGTATAACAACGATGATTTTCGCCAATACTTTGCGAATTTTATCAGCACAGGAATCTTAGCGAACGTTCCCTTAGCAGGTTCAACAGCTTTTCAGGTTACTCAAACAGATAATCCATCTATGAATGTCATCGTAGGGAGTGGAGTAGCTTGGATAATTGGCGGACAAGTAATGAATACCTCTCCACTTTCATTTCAAATTCCTGCACCTTTGACAAGTCAATCACGAACAGACTCTATTGTAGTTCAATGGAGCAATTCGAGTAATAATGGGGATATCATTTATAAACAAAATTCAACTCAAGTTGTACAAACTAATGATGTCTATGAGTTGCAACTTTGTAAAATTTTAGTTCCAGCAAATGCAACGAATATTCCTCAAGCCAATATCACGGATATGCGAGCAGACACATCAGTATGTGGTTTTTCAAGTCCCTATGAGGCAATAAAAACAGGTGATTTACTGGCACAATTTAAATCGGAGCTTGATGCAAATGGTGTTCTCTTTTCACAATGGTTCGAAACGATTAAAGGTCAGCTTTCAGATGATGCAGCAGGTCATTTGCAAAATGAAATCGATAATCTAACTTTAATTAAAGCAGACGGCTCAAAAGTAGTCCATAATACTGGAGATGAAACAATTTCCGGTAAGAAGACATTTAGTGAAGTAGTTAATATGCCAAGATTTGCAGATTCTTATGTGGCCTTTTTTGCAAATAAAGGTGGTGGAAATACGGTCACATTTACTGCACCTTGGGACTGTACTGCAGAAGTTGAACTCTTTTATCATGGTTGGGGTTACGGAGGTGGAGAATGGGAAATCGGAATTACTACTCCCTCCGGACTAACTCAGATTTATGAGGCAACAGGATATACTAATGGGCATAATAGTCAAGCTATGGCCATGCCTGCAAAGGCTATCTACTCCGGGCTCGAAAAAGGGCAACAATACACCTTTGATAAACGTGATGCAGGAGGACGTCCTGGTGGTTCAGCTCATCCAATGATGATTGTAAAACTATATCGAAACTAGAAAGTAGGGACGAAGGATTATTGATTTAATGAAAAAAATTTGAAGTTATTGTTGACATTACATGGAATAGCTCATCATCTATTAGTTTTTTTATTGGATATAGATTCTGTATCAATATCATGTGAACCGCAATTCATTACCTGATATTTCTTGAGTTATTGTTTATAAAAAAAGAACCCGTTTTTAAGGTTCTTTTTTATTTATGATTGAGTAAACAAATAAAACGAGGGGAGGAAATATGCGGGATTTTTTAGAAATTTATCATAATTTCTATGCTCTAGATTTCGTGCATCATTGGACATTTGCATTATTGGTTTTTGTAGTGATTGTAGATATTGTTCTTGGTCTGCTCAAGGGATGGGCCACAAATACATTTAAATCAAGTATCGCTCGTAAAGGGATAGTTTCTCACGGAACTTTGATTTTTATTGTAGTTGCAGTCTATCCATGGATTTCAGAGTTGGGCTTTAGTCTTCTTGCGGATGCAGTGATGTTGTTTTTTATTGTATCTTATATCGCTTCAGTGATTGGTAATCTTGAAACACTTGGTGTACCAATACCAACTTATATAAAAAATAAGTTGGCAGAAGAAATTAAATCAAAAGATGACACCATTACAGAAATTTTTGAACAAAAGAAAAAGGAGAAAGAAAATGATTTTTAGTAGCAACAAAGTTTACAACATTATAAAGTGGGCAGTTTTAGTTGCTTTGCCAGGCATCAGTACTTTTATCGGAGTAATTGGGAAAGCATATGGGTGGTCAGGGACTGAATTAGCAATTGTTTCATTAAATGCTTTTACCGTACTTCTTGGTACTTTGGCTGGAGTGAGTGCTGTTAAGTTTAGTAATCAACCAAATGATACGGAGGAAAAGAAATGAAAAAATTAGTAAAGAAAATAGCGGTGGTTACTGCAACTTTCTTTGTTGTTGCAGCAAGTGGTCCAGTATTTGCGGCCGTTGGTGACCAGGGGGTAGACTGGTCAAAATATAATGGAGACTATGGTAACTTTGGTTATGATCATGATAAGTTTGTGCTTAGTCAAGTCGGTGGAACTTATGGTGGTTTGTTCGCGGACCAATCGACTTATTCAACGCAAGTTGCATCCGCAATTGCTCAAGGTAAAAGAGCACATACTTACATTTATTTTGAGGTTGGAAATTCGCAAGCAGTGGCAAAAGCAGCACTTGACCGTTATTTGCCACGAATTCAAACCCCTAAGAATTCTATTGTCGCTTTGGACTATGAAAGTGGAGCCGCGGCATCAATCCTGACAGGATACGACAGCAATGGGAAACCAATTTATGCAAGTACACCTTGGGAAATCCAAACAAATACGGATGCCATTCTTTATGGAATGCGACGTGTTAAAGCTGCTGGGTATACTCCAATGTATTACTCTTACAAGCCTTACACGTTGAAGCATGTAGACTATAAGAGAATCATAAAAGAGTTTCCAAACTCACTCTGGATTGCGGAGTATCCCAATTATGAAGTGACTCCAGTTCCAAACTATAGCTTTTTCCCTAGCATGGACGGAATTTCGGTATTCCAGTTCACCTCAACTTATGTTGCTGGCGGACTTGATGGAAATGTTGATTTAACCGGTATCACTGACAAAGGATACGAAAACGGTAATCCAACCAAACCTGATACTGACACACCAGCCACTGATGACGGTAAAGATGCCAGCGAAGTGACGCCAAGTGAAATTCAAGAGGGCATGACTGTCACAATCAAATTCAGTGCCACGAATTACTCAACAGGACAAGCTATCCCTAAATGGGTTAAGGAAAACTCATATAAAGTGCTTCAAAAATCAGGCAATAAAGTCTTGCTTGATAATATCATGAGCTGGGTTGCAGCAAGTGACGTTCAAGCACTTGATACAGGCGGAAGTAGTTCAACTGGAAATACTCAAACTCATATTGTTCAATCTGGAGATACTTTGAGTGGCATTGCTTCAAACTGGGGGACTAACTGGCAAGAATTAGCACGTCAGAACAGTTTATCTAATCCGAACATGATTTACACTGGTCAGGTTATTCGCTTCACAGGTGGTCAATCTGGAGCTACATCACGAACTTACACCGTACAGTCTGGAGATAATCTATCATCAATTGCCAGCCAATTAGGAACAACTGTTCAAAGTCTAGTTTCTCTGAATGGCATCTCAAATCCTAATTTGATTTATGCTGGTCAAACTCTAAACTATTAAAATTATACCTGGCTTCGGTCAGGGCTTTTTTTATTTATGGTAATTATTTTGAAGTTATGATTTAATAATATGAAGGAGTTTTTAATGAAAATAAATATTGATTTAGGTAATGTATGGGAAGCGTTAAGTGCAATCGGTACTATTGGCGCAGTAATCGTTTCATTGTTCTTGGCCTATAGAAAGGGAAAAAAGGACATCAAAATAACCGCAGGATATGATCAGTTATTCAATAATAGGGCTGCAATAATCGTTTCAAAATCTCCGCTGGAGCAAGTTACAATTATTGATTTCGGTTACATTAAATTAAAAAAAGTATCTCTAAAAACTGAAAGTTATTTTATTTCAGAAGATGGTGTTCATCAAATTGCGAATACTCTTCCTTTTAATTTCCATTTACAATTAAGAATATACTTTACACTTTTTAATCCCCTCAAAATTAAGCAAGGTGATAAAATAAGGTACTATATTAAAGATATTGAGGGAAATATTTATAAAAGTCCTAAATTTCTATTTTATAATAATGAATATAAAAATTAGTCAGCAGAAATACTGGCTTTTTTTGTTTTATGGATTAAATCCAGTTTTGACTATTTGTTTACAACTCATTTACTAATTCAGAAACTAGATAATTAGTGTGCTATAATAATTAAGAAACTAGGGTTAAAATATTAACTAAGTAAAGGGAAAATATAATGTTAGGCAACAATGATAAAATGTTTATTGCAGCTACTTTCAACGATAATGGTTATGTACTGAATTTTTCAGATTCTTCTTTTGATACTTTTACTTTAAATTCTGTAGGAATTCCTCTAAAAACAAAATATGAGCTTTCAAAAGCAAGATCATTAGCTGCTTTCATTGATGAAGCATCAGATGAAGAAATAATAAGGTTGACAAAAGATTTAATAGATTATACTGAACGGTTTGAATTTTTGAAAGAAAAAGCAGAAAGCCTAAGTTTTATCAAGTTGAAAGAAATGATGTCTAAATTTTCTGTTGGAAATAGTTTTAGTTCAAGTATGTTAAAAGATGTAAAGAACGATTTTAATGATGCATATATTGAAAAGCAACTACAGTTAATGCTTCAACTAGAAGAAACCTCACCAACTGATGTTATAGGTAAGTCAAAGGAGTTACTTGAATCATGTTTTAAACATATTTTAGATCTATACAAAGAACCATATTCTTCAAAAGATAATATAGCTACACTTAGAAGGAAGGCTTTTGTAAAACTTAATTTAGATGCGTCAGAAAATATTTCTTCAAAAAATAATGATGACGTAAAGAAAATTCTTAATAGTTTTATTCAGATTGTTGATGGATTAGCTTCTCTGAGAAATGATAAAGGTGATGGCCATGGTAAAGGACAAAAATTTTCTGAACTTCCTAAAAGATATGCACAATTAGCAATGAATGCTTCACTAACAATAGTACACTTCACTTGGGATACATATAAAAATTTAAATCCATAAATATATCAATGTATTTTTTTATAAAACATTAATTAATATAATTAAAATACTACTTATAGGTGCCTAGCATTTGCTGGCATTTTTTATTTCATGAATTAAATCTTTACTTATGAAAAGAAGGTGTTCGTATAGGCAAATACTGGAAAATTTTATTTTTTAAAATAAATCATTAAAAAAGCTGCATATCAAAAATATACAGCACCTTGCCTGACAAAAATTTAATAACTTTAACTAGCCTTTTAACTAGCCCTCAAGTGAAACGTATTACTATTTATTTTTAGTAAAAAATAAAGAATAGCTAAATATAGCATTTAGTGAAACGTATTACCACCTATTTATATACCCTTGAATAAGAGGTAATTATATCATATTTCTTCAAAAAGACTTGATATTAACCCAATCTTTTATTTTAAAAGTGGCTTAACTATCCTTTTAACAATCCCTTGAGATTTATAGTGCTTTCAAGATATTACTGAACTTTTCTGCAGTCTCTTTTTTCTTATCTTCTGTAAGGTGTCCATATACATCTAAGGTCATTTTTATGCTTGCATGACCTAGTCTGGCTTGGATTTCTTTTGGGCTGACATCGTTGTTCATAAGCAAACTAGCATGAGTATGACGAAATCCGTGAAATCCAATATTTGGAACACAAGCTTTTTTAAAGTGTCTTTTCAGAACAACATTTTCTCTAGCATAGGTGTTAATATGTTGTTGATAACTAAATACTTTAGAATCTGCTAAATTGATTGTGTTATTGTTTTGTATTTTTTTCCACTCTTTTAATAAAGAAACTGTTTCATTATCGATTGAAACTAATCTTTCACTTTTTTGTGTTTTAGGACTATTTTGAACTTTGTCTCTTACAGTTAATGTTTGAACAATGGTTTTATTAACATTAACTACATCATTTTTAAAACTAATATCTGACCAATTAAGTGCTAAAGCCTCTCCAATACGTAAACCAGTAGCAAGTAAAAAGTGATATAAAGTGTTATGCAACTGATTTTCTGGGATTTGTTCCAATGTATCAAGATAATTCAAAAACTTTTTCAGTTCATTATTATTAAAATATTTGAGTTTAATTGTCTCTCTAATTTTGAGTTTAGGAGGAACAACCTGTAAAGCTGGGTTGCTATTTAAAGCTCCTAACTGTAATCCGTAATCAAAAATACGTTTGATAATATTTAGAAGAAGTCTATAATCTTTACCTTTACCATTTTCTCTTTTCCCATTTTTTATTTTTGCTGTATTCGCGTTTTTGGCCCATTGGTTAACAATACTTTGTAATAAAACTGAGGTTATTTTATCAAGTTTGAATGAACCAATATTTGGCAAAATATAAACTTTAAGTGAATTATTTGTTGCTCTTACACTATTTGCTTTTACACTCAATTTATAGCTATCGAACCAATGCAAAGCCAAAGCTTCGAAATTATCAAATTTGACCTTTTCTCTTGCAACAGTTGAGCCATTTTTGATAAACTTATTAATAGCTTGTTTTGCTTTAATTTCGCACGCCTTACGAGTTTTAGCTGTGGCAGTAGTTTGGACTTTCTTGCCAGTTAGGCTATCAACACCTAAATAAACATTAGTACGGTACACGATTGTACCGTCTTTTTTTTCGACTTTTTTAATATTCATGTTATCTTTCCTGTTCTATTGCCAGGCAAGGTATAGCTAAAGAAAATTAACATTATATAAAAGTTTTAGCGCGTGATTACTAGCATTTTGGTTGACTACCCTACTAGCCTTTAACGTTTATGGTAGTTTTTGATTTAATTATCAGTATCTAGCGTGCTGATAACTTTATCAAGATCATTTGTTTTTACTCTTACCACAACTGTAGCTCCCTTTGAAGCATAATTATCCCCGCTATCACTTACATCATAGCCATAATTTATTTTATCTTCTGGGTTATTAAAGCTGTATTTCTTTTTTTGAAAATGTTGTATCACGTTTTTGTTATCTACTATGGGGTCAACTGTGGCCTTATCTACTAAATTATCATCATTAACGGGCCCATCATATATATATTGGACATCAAATCCAGCTTTTTTTAATTTGCTTGTGGCAGTTGATTTGCTTATTTTCCAATTTTCGCTTGAACTAATAGGTATTTTAACCATGTTAGACGGGACATACTTTAACCCGTTAAAAGGATTACGATGAGTTACGAAGTTCATTGTAAACAAATATAAACAAGCAACAAAAACAATCGTGCATGTAGTTGAGATAAAGATAACTTTTTTATTTTTCATTATTTTACTCCTTATTACTATCTACTTAATTTTAAGGCTCTTATTCCCTATTCAAATTCCATATCATCAATGCTATCTGTAAATTCATCCAAGATTTCTAACTCATTCATATCAGCCAACCATTTTTCGACCTTAATAGGGTATGAATCAGTTTTCTTTGTTTTGACTTTGCTATTTACTTTAGCATAAAGATTTCTTAGTGCATCGTTCCATGCTTTTTTTACCTCATATTGAATTTGAGATGGACTAAGGTATACTTTATTTTCATCAGAATTAATTTGGTCAGTAATGTAAGTTGTTACTTTAGGGAGAAAAATGCTTTTAGCTCTACAATTTTCCTCAACGTATTTTTTAAAATCTTCAAATTCCATTTTTACTCCTAGCTACATGAAATGATTATTCAATTGATTATGACCTAATATGCTTTCAAAGACTTCAACAACTAAATCATACATATGTTTTTCAAGTTCGAAGTGCTTGATAAAAGCTTCAAAATCAATAAATTCTGGTTCCCAGTCATATCCTGCTAACCATTCATCTGCCCTTTGCTTAATCATATACTTATCGGCTTGTTTTTCTTGTTTTGAACTCCAACCTTTGGAGTGACACTTATAATGCGTATGTCCGTAAAAAGAGTGCCCTGTTTCATGTAAGAGGACGTTCTCTTGCCTTATTCTGCTCACACAATCATTTAAACAAACTGTTGAAATTTCCCTATAGTACATACCGTCTTTTGAAATATTATCATCAGGCTTGAAGAATACAATTTTAGCTCCAAGTGAGCGAGCTAGGTCCCAAATATCTGCCATAATTAATCCTCATATTCATCGTCATTGTCTAAGTGTTCTCGTAATAAATTGAAGAAAAATTGTTTTTCGTAGTCGGTTTGTTCAGTCCCGTCGTTTGCAACCCCATGCTCAACAACATCCCATAATTCTTCATCACTTAAGCGTTTCTTTTTGAATGGAACAATTTTGGAAGCTCTTTTCTCTTCTTCCTTTTGTTCTTTCAGATGAGTTTCTGCAAACTCGAGAACTTTCTCTTGACGAGGGACTTCGAGTTTTTGTAAAGTTTTGACAGTCTTATCTATAATAGAGGTATTAGTATCACCAAACATTAGCGTTTCTGGAGATACACCAAATAGTTTTGATAACTTATCTAAGTCATCTACCATAGGACTACGTTTGTTACTTATCCAAAGCGAAATTGCTGATTCTGTTTTGCCCATTTTTTCACCTAGCTGTTTCATAGTCCAGCCATTTTGTTTGCGATAATAATTTATCATTTCTCCAAGGTGGATATCATTCATCTGTAATTCTCCTTGGTTAAATATTATCACAAAGAAAAAAACTTGTCAATTTGCAAAGTTATAACTTGACAAATTGAAAAGATTGGTTTAATATTAACTCATAAAGTTTAAAATGCGAAAGCAAAAATTTTATTAAAAAGAAAGGAATAATAGTATGGCAGAGAAAAAAACTTATGAGCCATTAGATGATCTATTAGATTCATCAGGTCTTAGAATGGAAGTGATTGCTGAAAGAATGGGTATTTCATATGATGTTTTTTATAGATTAAGAAAATATCCTAATACAATTTCAGCTATTCGTCTTGGAAAAATGTCTAAAGTAACTGGGGTGGATTTTTTACAACTAATGGAAGTTGTAAAAAAATTTGAAAGCGAACTTGACAAATTGAAAAGCGTGAGTTAGAAAGGGATTAGTAATGAAAGAATTAGTATTTACAGATAACGGACATGTCGTAACGAGTAGCTTGGTTGTTGCAGAAAATTTTGGAAAACAGCATAAACATGTTTTGGATGCGATTGAATCAAAAATTCAATCAGCCGAAAACTTGGCTTATTATAAGACCATGTTTTCTAAAGGGAGTTATAAAGATTCACGTGGACGCAACCAAAGAATATATTTCATGAATCGTGATGGATTTGTATTCATAGCAATGGGATTTAATGGTCGAAGAGCTGATGAATTCAAACTTAAATATATTGAAGCATTTAATCAGATGGAAGAACAACTTAAATCACAACAGAAACCCATGTCACTTGATCAACAAATTGCAACAATAGCTACTGGATATGGAAGTATGAAGCAAGAACTTGTAGAAGTTAAAGATCAAGTTGCAGATTTAACAGAACGTTTTGGACTGCCTGCTACAAAAGCAGCAATTCTAACAAATGTCAGAAATATTCATATTATAAGATTTCTAGGTGGCAAAGATTCTAAAGCTTACCATGAATTAGGAAGAAAAGTATTTTCGGAATTTGGTAGAGATTTCAAAGATAACTTTGGTGTCCCTCGGTATGATGCAATTTCGTTAAATCAATATGATGAAGCGATAGCTTATACAAAATCTTGGCAACCATCCTATAACACAATGATTTCTATTAGAAATACAAATATGCAAATGGAATTGAAGTGAAGTTGGAAGAAGTAGAAAAGAAGGGAGAGTAGAGCGTGGACAGTATCTACTTAATTGTTAATAAGGTTACAGGCGAAATTATAAATCGCGTGTATAGCTTGAAAGAGGCTTTTCAAGAAGCTCACGGAAATTTGATAATTTGGGAAACGAACTAGAATCATCGATTAAAGGAAGGAAAAAAGTATGGCAGATACTACTGATGCATTAACAGCAATGGTGGCGCGTGGTCTGATTGAAGATATAAGCCAAAAATTGAATGAAAGTTTAGAAATACAGAAAAAACTCCTCAAACTTGAGTCAAAAACTGGAGAGATTAGACAAACAAAATTAATTGATGATCTAGGAATTTCACCAAAGACTCTAAAAGCATGGAATGATCACGGTTTAACGCCAATTAATAGAGGAGGTTCAGTTTTCTATTTATTAGAGGACTTACACAGATTTAATTATTGAAAATAAAAAAGCTAAACAGGCAAGGTATAGCTAAAGAAAATTAAATAAAAAAACTCCGTTTACGAGACGGAGTTGAGTAGAAACTTTGGACAGTATCTGCTCTGATTATAACATAAATTGGAGAGAAAAAGTGATGTTTGCAGAAATGAAGACAATCCCAGACTATCCCGCTTATGCGGTGACAAAAGATGGGCAAGTTTGGTCTTACAGAGTAAAGAGGTTTTTAAATCCTACAAAAAAGAAATATAGAAGCCAAGTTAAATTAATAGTTGATGGAATCGGATTTTTCAAACAAGTTCATAGACTAGTATTTGAAACATTTTATGGATACATTCCAGAATGTATTATTCATAAAGATGGGGATGTACACAACAATCATCTTTCTAATCTTGTTGGGATGACTAGAGATGAGCACAATAAAATGATTCATAGCAGAAAGGAAACTAGAGTTATTTACCAGGTTGACCTCAAAGAAGGCATAACAAGAAAACTCAGAATGCCTGAACCAAATGAACCTATTTATTCTAGCTTACTCCATTGTCTTGAGAGAAAACCTCAAAAAATTACTTGTCATGGCTATATATACTATTACGAAGATAAAAAGCATCGTATTGTTGAAGAACTAAAATCAAGAATAAAAACCAGTACTTTGGTATTGCAATGTATGGATGATTACAATCCATTCAGAAGAACTGTAAAAGATTCTATTATACGCAATAAAAAGTATCTTGAAATATTAGAAAAAGTATAGGAGAAAAATCAATGACTGATGTAAATGCAGCAACAGTAAGACCACAGTATTTTTTAGAGCAAGTAAGACGCTTTGGGGCGCAATGGGCTTCTGAACGATACAAAGTTTTAGACCCAAAAACACTTAGAGAACTAAGTTTTAAAGAGAAGTTAATTTTTGCAGGAGCAATTCTATGATTGAAAAGTGGAATAACCGAAACGTTCCTTTTACTGTGGTTGATTCAGCTGCAGAAGTAAAAAAGAAGTTAATCAATGAATTTGAGATTAATACTGGTTTAGTATTTCCAACCTCCGTAAGAATGAGCCTTTTGACCTTGAATTATAAGAAACTTGGCCAAGAATTATCAGGTATGAATAAAATAATTATTCTAAAGGAAAAACAACATGAAACAACAATTCAAAGATAAGATGGTGGTCGCAGTTACTCCTAATCGATTAGTGAGTGCAATTGATAAAGCAGTTAAATATTGTTCTGTCAGTGACCAACAAATAAAGATTTGGTTAGAATCTGACCAACCTAGCGAAGTTATTGATGAAATATGTGACTTAGTAAAAGCCAGCGTAGATGAAAAACTATGGGAAAAAATCGAAATTTAAGGGGAATTAATGATAAATAATGTCGTATTAGTGGGGCGTATCACACGAGATCCAGAATTAAGATATACACCACAACAAAATCAGGCAGTTGCAACTTTCAGTTTGGCTGTTAATCGCCAATTTAAGAACGCAAGCGGAGAACGTGAAGCAGACTTCATAAATTGCGTTATCTGGCGTCAACAAGCCGAAAATTTAGCAAATTGGGCTAAGAAAGGGGCTTTGATTGGAGTAACTGGTAGAATCCAAACACGAAACTATGAAAATCAGCAAGGACAACGAGTTTACATCACAGAAGTAGTTGCTGACAGTTTCCAAATGCTGGAAAGCAAAGGTGGAACAAAACAAAATGATGATTCACTTATGGGAACAGTACCTAATTTTGCGCGTAACGATTCCAATGATATTCCGAGTACAGAAATTAGTGATGATGATTTGCCATTTTAGGAGGTTTTAAATGTCAGAAATAATAAAAGAAAGCCAATTTGAGGGTGTGAATTATTATATTATTCTTCCTGCCCAAGTACTGCATGATAATAAGTTGACGCCACTTGCAAGGCTGATTTATGGGGAATTATCAGCATTAGCTAATATTAATGGTTATGCATGGATTAGTAATCAGAAACTTGCGGATAAATACGAAGTTTCTTTGCGAACTATAAATAATTCATTATCTGCATTGAAAGATTATGGATATATCAGAACTGAACTTTTTTACAAAGAGAATAGCAAAGAGGTTGAAAGACGTGAAATTTACATTGAACCACATGAAAATAATTTCATGACCCCCATGAAAAAAATTTCAGGAGGGTCACGAAATAAAATGCAAGACCCTCATGAAGAAAATTGCATGAGCCCCATGAAAAAAACTGCACAGATAATAACACAATATAATAACACATCTAATAACACAGATAATAATTCTAATAATAGTTCTAATAATAATAATAATAATAATAAAGAAAATCAAAATAAAAATTCTGATGGAAAATTAAAAAAACTCATCCCAATATTTGAGCAAGAGATGGGAATGATAAGTCCAACAGCAATAAATGAACTTAGAGCTTGGTTATTTGAAGATCACTATGAAGTAGAACTTATTAAGTTAGCACTTAGAGAATCTGTATTAAACCGAAAAGTAAACATGAATTATATTAAGGCAATACTTAGAAATTGGCGACAAGAGGGAGTGACAACACCAAAAATGGTAAAAGATAGGGAAGTAGAACGCTTTTCACCAAATCTTAAAAAGCAGGAAGATTTCTATATTCCTTTAGATGGTCCATGGAATGGAACTGAGGGGTAAGAAATGACAGTAAAAATCAAGCTAGAGTTACTTCAATTCTTGAATGTAGCGCTTAATCACACTCGATTTATCGCAGTCACGCGCCAAGTTGATGGATTAAAGAATAAATCCTTGTCATCATTTCTTGGCAAAAAAATTGAAGTAGTTGCTTTTGAAGATAATAAATATTTTCAATTCCAAAATAAACAATGGGTACCAGTAACTGAAGATAAAGCAGACCGAGTTTTGGTCAGAATAAATGCTGCTGGATTCTTTGAAGATTATAAGCCAATTCAATTTGGTTCAGATTTTCCAGATACGCAAGCAGCATTGGAATTTTGGGAACAAATCAATCGTAGATGGGTAAAACTTTCTAAAGATATGCTCGTGTTAGGAGTTGAATATATCGAGGAGAAAAAATGAACGAAGAAACATTTAATCGAACCAAACGAATGTTTTTGAAGCGATTGGCAGATAACTTTTGGTATGACGGGCAATGGAAATTCTCTTATACTCTTAAGAAAAATCATCAAATTGCGCGTGAACAAAGAAGTAGGGTGACACAAGCTTTAAGACGTTGTGTAACTAGCGAAATCTTTCCAACAGCAAATATATTAAAAATGTTAACTGATTATTTTACTGCTAAAGAACTAGCAGATATTGCTGAAGCAAGAATTGTACAAGAAGAGCGTTTGCGAGAAGAAAAAAGGCAGCATATGAAAATATTAGGTACAGTTCGGAGTGCTAAGCGACAACGACTAACAAATTTAATTATTGAACCTAAAACTGAAGTTACATTGCCTAACGGTAATAGGGCTGAGTTTATTTCAAAAACAGAAGGTGGAAATTTTATCTTCAAAGAAATCAAGGACTATAGCACTCACTTACTGACAGAACAAGAAGCAAGATGGATTGTGGAAGGAAAATAAAAAAATGAAAATGTATGAATGCGATTTTTGCGACTCTCAAGTACTTGGGAGAGAACACTGGATTATCCAAGGAGAAAAATTTAAATTTTGTTCTCGTAGATGTGCGGAAAATAGAGCAAAGATGACTGGTAAAAAATGGAAGTTGGTACATATCAGATGAGAATCAATAATAAAACAGAAAATGTATCTACAGCTTTTGTCCCAAATCAAACAGATAATTTTATTATCAGAAATCTACTAGCTTATGAGGGAACACCTATGGCAATTACTAAGTTTAAAGAGTGTTGCAATGAATTATCAGATTATGCTTATTGGTTTATGCTATCCACTCTTTGGGTCAGTTATTCTGGTTTTTCTGACTTAGAACTTTGGAAAGAATTATTTAGTAGTAATCGTCCAAATAAAAGTATTAGTTTGATGAAACCTGATGAATTATCAGCATTAAAAAAATTGCCTAATAAAATTATTGTTTACCGTGCGCACCGTCAAAAAGAAACTGACTGGATCGCGTATACATTAGATAAAAATATTGCAGATCGTTTTGCGCGTGAACGTGGGACAAGCGAAATTACTGCTTATAAAGTTAAAAAAATAGATATTCTAGCTTACTTCACTCGTAGAGGAGAGCAGGAAATTATAGTTATCAATAAATCAAAAGTAAAAAAAATTTGAGGAGGGTCAGAATGACCAAAAAACTAATATCACAGGTCAATGACTAGTGGGGAGAGATTGAATGACGCTTAAAGAATTATTAGATTCGTACAATATTGAAGGCTCGGAATACTATGAAATAGAAATTTCAACTAATAAAGTTAAATTTGGATGGAAGGGAAAATATCCATCTTGTGCATTAAGTTCTGACTTACTATATAGAGCTGTAAATAATTGGGGTATTGACTCTCAAAAAAGAGAAATATTTATCATTTTGGAGGATAACCAATGAAACTTTTGTGTAAGCTGTTCGGGCATAAGTGGATTTACTATGACCTACACAAACGCTGCAAATGGTGTGATGAAAGAGTTTGGTTTATTAAAGACATTGAATTAATAAAAGGACTCAAAAAAGCTCAAGAAGCATTTAGATCATTCGGTATAGCGTGTAAAGAATTATCTTTCAACCGCTCAAACCTTGACGAGTCAGAGAAAAGGAGAGAGTAAAACATAAATCAAGAAAGGAGGTGATGCCAATACAACGCTGCAAAGTAAAAAAAGTGATTGTAGACACTTGATTATCAATCACTGAGCCTAGAAAGAAAAGGGGTTATTAATATGATTGAACTTAATAAAATTTACAACGAAGAGTGCTTAAACGGAATGAAACGTATTCCTGACAGATCTGTTGATGCAGTAATTTGTGATTTACCTTATGGTACAACAGATTTGGAATGGGATAATGTTATTCCATTAGATAAACTGTGGAAGGAGTACAAGCGAATACTTAGGCCAAATGGCTGGGCTTTGCTTACAGCAAGTAATCCGTTTAGTGCTTTGTTGATCATGTCTAATAAAAAGAATTTTTCTCATCAATGGATTTGGGATAAGAAAAATACAGGTAATCCTTTATTGGCCAAAAAACAACCTTTGAAAAATTTTGAAGATGTGCTGCTATTTCAAAATAAAGATTTTAGCAGTAATGATTATGAAAAGGCACATCCATTAAGAGAATATGGACGCAAACTATTTGAATATATAGGTAAGCCTCACAATGAAATATCAAAAGATTTTATCGAGTTACATCCTAATACTAAAGGGAATCAGTGTTCTAGGTTCTTACGACCGGATTCTTTAAAGTTTGCCTTATGTACAAAGCAAACTTATCAAGAGCTTCAGGAACTTTATAAAGTACACCAGATGAAGGGTTTCCGAGAGTTTGAAGATTTATCTAAAGAACAAGCAGAGTTCAAGAAAAGTAGGAAATGTGAGCGAATTTATAACCCTCAAATGGTCAAGGGGGAAATGCGAAAAAGGCGTCCAATCGGAAGTGATATCGCAATTTCTAGTTCATGGAAACCTCGAGAGAATTTTGAATTTGAAGAATCATATTCTGATTTACGATATCCAAAAGCAATTATTAGTTTTCCAAAAGATAAAGAGAAGTTACATCCAACTCAAAAACCAGTCAGCATGTTTGAATATATGATAAAAACTTACACAAATGAGGGAGATACAGTTTTAGATAATTGTATGGGGTCTGGAACCACAGCAATTGCCTGTCTCAATACTAAGAGAAACTTTATCGGATTTGAACTGAGTAAAGAATACTTTGATATCGCGACAAAACGGGTTGATAAAAGAAAACGTGAGTTAGATCTACTTGATGATGTGAGTTAATGTAAAACGAAATTATTAATATTTTATTGAGAAAAAGAGGAAATTATAAAATGTCAGAAGCTGAAAAATGGCTTGATAAACATATAGATTAAGAAAGGATTTGCGCGTGAAATTTGAGTTCTTTATGGATAAGATGCCAACTACACGGCAGCAAAAAGGAATAAAAGTAGTTAAGGGGCAAGTCAGAAGCTATAACAGGGGGAATACTGCTAACTATGAATTACAAAAGAATTTGTTAATGAATAAACCTAAAGTTCCTTTTGATAAAGGAGTAGCCATAACATTAAAAGTTTACTTTATTTATGGTACAGAGGTTAAAAGAAATTGGGGAAAGCGTAAGACCACGCGCCCAGATGGCGATAATCTTATGAAAGGTTTTCAAGATTATATGCAACACTACCGTTATTTTATAGATGATGCACAGATAGCACCGCTTATTGTGGATAGGTTCTGGGGGCAAAACAATAAAATAATTGTTGAGCTATATAAAACCGATGACACCCTAATTATATTTTAAAGCAGGTGCAAAGCTGTTATTCACATTAAAAGGTCAGACAACTTTCGTTATACCCGAGCAAGTATTAAAACTGCTCTTGCATTTTTGCAATTTGAAAGGAATAAATAATATGAAAACATCTAAAAAATTAGCAGTCGGAACATTTGCAGCAGCAGGTATGCTTTTGCTTACAGCTTGTGGAGTATCAAATGGTAACGTTGGTGTTGAAATCAGCCCATCAGGTAAAGTAGTTTCTAAAAAAGTAATTCAACCAGGATTTAAAATTACACCTATTAATGACATTGTAGAGTTCCCAGTTAAGATGGTTCAAGTTGATTACAACAAAGGCAAGAAAAAAGATAACTCTATTGTTGTCTCAACTTCTGATGGTAAGCGAGTAAATATTGAAGTGAAGATTGCTTATCATGCAGA